ACAGAGCTATCATGGAAATTCTATTGCGTGAAAGTTGATGGCGCGAAATTAGACCATGAGGATGTGATAAAACTATTTGGTGGGTGGAATCCTGCGTTTTGCTCAGAGCATGAAATCGCGCTTTACATACAAGACAATTACACGCTGTTTGAAGATTACGAAATCACATACACTTACATAGACATCGAATGAAAACGAAAAAACACAGCCGAATTAAGCAAATAAAAAAGCGCCTTAGCTTCAAGACTTACAATGAAAACCACTATTTCGATATTTGCCCACAAGAAGTATTTGAGAAAAACCGACACGGAAAAATCGCAGCATGGCGGCATTTAGGTTTGGTTTGGGCTACCTTAGCAACTGGCAACGCATCAGAGGCGCAAAGACGTTTGAACTTGCAGAATCATTGCGCGGTTTCTTTGTACGCTCAGCAAAGGTTTATCAATATGCTCGATGGCTTTCCTGACCCTGACTTTCAAGATGCTTACGAAACTTTATTAAACCACATTAAGAATGAAAATTGAACACAACAATACAAAGATTGCGTACTACTTAAAGCAGTTATTTCAGTCGCCTTTCTACGTACCTCGCGATATGGGTGCGTATGATGAGCATCAATGGCGACAAGCAAGGGCAATATTTCGGGAAATGCAAAGCATAAACGAAGATGCGATACTAAGTAATGGCAACGAAACTTGGGAGAATATCCACTTGAAGCCATACGGACTTCACACTGATAACATTCACATCGAATCAGATGGCACGTGTATAATTACATTAACAGCAAAATCTAAGGTATGAATAGCGACATCCTAAACAAAGTAATACGCGCTCAGGTGTTAGCGCAGTTACTACTCGAGCAGTTGGACGAACTCGAAATGACTGATAAGGTTTGGAAGATGCAAGCAAAGAAATTCGGCGCTCAGGCAATTCGCACTGGTGAATCAATGGTTAATATGCTCACGGGGTCTTTGAACTGCTTAGAATCGCAATCGTACGTCAATTCATGCGACTATGTTAGGCAACGAGTTGATGAAATTAATTTAGAGATTTCACCAACGGATTAGATTTATTTGTATATTTGCAGCGAGGTTGTGGTCTGACTTAAGCAACTAAAAGAAGTTATTGAAGCTCGATAATGAAGTAAGAAGTCAGACCCTTACGGATTTATCGGGCTTTTCTTATGTACTAAAGTTTGTTTGTTTTCTGAAAACATTCACAAGTTATGGTAAAAGTATTTTTTTACGGGTCACAAAAAAGTGAAACATGTGACACACAACTATCTGTAAAATGCACAAACTCAATGGAGATACTTATTGAGATTGTTGATGGTGAATCTAATAGGGATTTAAATATAATTCTAGACAGAACTACAGCAATCAAGTTTCATAGGGAGTTGAAAAAACAAATTGCATCGGCTGCTATACCGTCTGATTTTAATGTTTGGAATGAATCTGATAAAATTTAACGACATGGCAGCAGGAAAAAAATCTTTTGTACTCTATTCAGACCAAAAAGAATTGTTTGAATCGCTACCTGACGAACAAGCAGGAAAGTTGATAAAACACATTTTTAAATACGTCAATGATGAAAACCCAATAAGCGAAGACGCTTTGGTGAATTTGGCGTTTATATCTGTCAAGGCATCACTAAAGCGCGACCTACAAAAATGGGAAAAACAAGTTGAGCAACGTTCGGCAGCTGGAAAAGCGAGCGCAGAAAAGCGTAAACAATCGTTAACGGAAAGCAACGAAAAGCAACGACCGTTGGAAGTCGTTAACGAAACGCAACGAAACCCAACTGATAGTGTAAGTGATAGTGTAAGTGTTAATGTAAATGATACTGATATAAATAATATACCCCAAACCCCTAAAGGGGATTCTTATTTGTACGATAATTTTGAGCCAAACTTAGAAAGGCTTTTGAATCAAATTAATTATGCGTTTGGTAAAAAGTATCAAAAGATTAGTGATAAGGTTAAAGCGAAATACAAAGTATTGCTTAAATCTCACAAATGGGTTGATATTAAAAACGCGATTAATGCAGTCAAAGACGATAAATTTCACATTGATAGCGGTTACAAATACGCCACGCCTGAGTTTTTTAGCCGACCTGAAAAAATAGATATGTACGGGTTTAAGTCTGAGATTGAACAAGAGTACACTGGCGAAAACGCGTTGCTTGTGAACAACATGAATAAATACCTTAAAGCAGGACAGTCATGATACTAAAGAGCGGACATAGCACAAAGTATCTTAGCGACTATCTCGATGGTAAAATACAGATGGGTTTGGGCTTAGGGTGTGAACTTGACGAACATCTGAGATACAAGAAAGGGCAGCTTAATTTCTTTTTAGGGCATGACAACGTAGGTAAGTCTTATTTCATGAAATGGTATTTCTTAGCCTTAGCAACAAATCACGGGCTTAAATTCTGTTTGTTTATGGATGAAGATTATCACGGTAAAGTCATGCGCGATTTGGTGCAAATGTACACTGGTAAACCGTTCATGAGTTTATCACACAAAGAAGTTCGCAGGGCTGAGATGAAATTAGAAACATTCTTTTCGTTTATTGACAATTCCAAAAGATACGAACCCAAAGAAATAACTGATTTGTTTTTAGAATCACAAAGCGATGTTTTGCTAATTGACCCGTGGAATGCATTGAAAATTGAGATGAGTTACGGGGATAATTACAACGTGCTGAATGAATTGAAAATGATAACAAAGAACACGGATAAATCAATCTACATTAACTTACATCCAACAAGTGCAAGCGGACGTTTAGGGGCTGTTTATCCTAAAGACCACCAATGGGCAGGACAAGTTCGACTACCTTTGAAATCCGATGCGGAGGGCGGTAAAGCGTTTGCAAACAAAGCAGATGACTTTGTTGTTATTCACAGATTAACAAGCCACCCCGATATGTGGAAGCATACGCTTGTCGAGGTGGTTAAGGTTAAGGACGTGGACACTGGAGGTAAGCCGACAATGTTTGAAACTCCCGTGATGTTGGATTATAACTTTGGATGCGGTTTCTTAGTAGGACATCAAAGAATCGACGTAATTAAACGACCTGAGCCACCAAAACAAGCAGCGGTTTTTGAAGATAAAAAAGACGCAGTTTCAAGTTGGAAGCCTGACTTTGACAACGAAAAGCAATTGCCACCAACAGACAAGAAAGTGTTTAACGACCCAGATGATATTTGGGACACAATACCGCAACCATAATGGAACTACTAAACAGAATACTCGCAAAGACAGCGGTAACGAATGCTCAGGCAATCATTACTGATATGACAAATAGGATTGAAGCTAAAGACCCGAATCACGAAATCATATCGCGAAATAGAGTTTTATGCGATGACCTTCATGCAACCCGTTTATTCTTGATGGATACGGAGAATGAAATTAGAACGCTTAGAAATATGCTGTTAATTTCCGAATCAAAAAACATTGAATATCAACAAGAAATCACTAACTTGCAGGCTCAAAACAAAGAGTTGATGGACTTGATATAACGGGAAAAATGAAAATATGCAAGCAATGTAGCGAACTATTCGAGCCGATTGATAAGCGGGTGGTTTGCCATGCTTGTAGGGCTGATGAACTGACAAAAAAAGCGCTCAGGAACTTAGGCAAACAGAAACGCGAGAAACAAGCCAAAGACAAGGAGCGTATAAAGACACGCCCCGAATGGCTGAAAGATGCTCAGGTAGTGTTTAATGCGTTTATACGGGTGCGAGATAAGGGCAAACCGTGTATAAGTTGTGGCAAACAAATAGGCTACAATGAGAAACACGATGCGGGGCACTTCTATTCGGCAGGTGGGCATTCCAATTTGCGGTTTAACGAAAACAATTGTCATAGCCAGTGCGTACATTGCAACCAACATTTGAGCGGAAATCTTATTCCATACGCTATTAACCTACCTACTCGAATAGGGCAACAAGCATTTGACGAACTCCACGAATTAGCTTACATACCAAAGAAATGGACTATTGACGAATGCAAGCAAATTATCGAGATTTACAAACAAAAAACAAAGGAACTGAATGAACGAAATTGAAAAAGTAGAATTGCTGGTGCAAGCGTATCGAGATGCAAACCTGCAAGATGGAAACGAACTAAATGAACTGATGCGCAATTTGGGCGGTGTTTTAGCTTATTTGGAAACACTTAGAGCAACCGTGCATGATAACTTTCAAAGGGAAATATTTAAACTCACTAAGGAAGGCAAAACCGTTTCCCGTGCTGAAAACGAAGCCCACGTTACATATCCACAAATGTATCAACTTCGCAGGATAATGGATGCAGGTTACAAAGTTCACCATGCTTTGGGCTTGCATTTGGCATATCTAAAACATGAGAGAAACGCTGTGAATAGAGGGCATACGACATAATTTTAAAAAAAAATAAAAAATATTTTTGCTTTTTTGTTGTTCGTATATATATATACTATATCTTTGCTGCATAAAACAAAACAAAAAACAAAGTATTATGAATGCAACGATTAAATTAACAGTAAGTCACAACGAGGTAACAGCAAATTACTCAGTTATGGGCAAGCCCTCAACTTTAATAGTAAAGATAGACGAGGATAAGTATAAATTAGCACAACAATTTCCTTATTTATTAGACGTTTGGGGTCAACAAATTTGGGATATGAATTACCCTAATACCTTTGGAAAAGTAGTAAAGGTTGAATTTTGTAACTAAAATCAAAACGGGGAGCAGCATCCGAACAACTGCACTAATCAAAAAACAAAAACAAGATGAAACAAGAACAAGCGCAAAGACTATTTAAAGCGATTCAGGAAATTAAGCCCGTAGTCAAAGACAAGAAAAACCCGCATTTTAAAAACACCTATGCCGACATCAACACGATGCTGGAAGACGTGAAACCAATCATGCACGCGAATGGTTTATTTATTATGCAACCCATCATTGACGGGTGCGTTACTTCGCAAATCATTGACGGGGAAACGGGCGACATTGTGGCGGCTTCAAGTTTGCCTATTAATCCAAACTTAGCAGCACAAGCGAAAGGCTCAGAGATAACGTATTATAGACGATACACTTTGCAGTCATTGTTAGGCTTAGAAGCGGAGGACGATGATGGAACGAAAGCAACAGCGCCACAACCAAAGAAAGCGGTTAAGAACTTTGAGGCAATGAAAGACGCGGTAAAAGAAAAGCCAAATTTGTTAACTGAAATAATTAAGCAGTACGAACTTAGCGCGATTCAATTGGACGATTTACAAACCCTAATATCTAAGTAAGATGAAACAAGAAGAGATTTATCACAATGCCCAATGGGAAGCAATGGAAGCCCGTTTGCAAATGAGCAAACACGACATTCAACTTGAGGCGCAAAACCAACTGCAACAAATTTTGGATGCTGGCGAAACAGACGAATTTAAGTTGTTAGCTATCACGGAGCGAAACAAGACGTTTTGGGACACTTTCAGCGCTGAGGTAAGAGCAAAGATTAACGACACGCCTGAGAAGAGTTACAAAGCGTTTGGATGCGAGTTTGCAATGCGAAACACGGGAGACCGTTTAGACTATGCAACCGACCCTATATACGCTCAAATTCAGGAGCAACTTAAAGAAAGGGAGGCATTGTTAAAAGTAGCGTTCAAATCAAAGCAACCTATCTACGACGAACACGGGGCAGAAGTGCCGAAAGTCCCCGTAAAAACTTTCGGAAAAGAAACATTAATCGTTAAATTTTAGTAAATTAGCAGTATGAAAATCAAAGGTAAATTAGTAAACGTTGGGCAAACAATCAACGTAAGCGACAAGTTCAAGAAGCGTGAAATATGGCTTAAAACACAAGAGCAATATCCGCAAACGTTATCACTTCAAATCGCGTCCGCAAAATGCGATATGTTCAACGGTCACAACGGTCAAGAGATTGAGGTTGAAATCAATCTGAAAGGTAGGGTGTGGACTAACAAGGAAGGCAATCCGAGCGTGTTCAATACGCTTGAGGTTTGGAGTTGGAATGTGTTAGGTCAAGCGCCACAATCGCCAACCGTAGCAAACACGCCAGTAGGTCATGTAGAGGAATCAGATTTACCGTTCTGATATGAAAGCCCTACTTTTAGCCCTCACAATATACGCAGCGGTCATGACATTCGTGGCTGCTGTGTTAAGTAATCGAAATAAGCTATGAATCAAATATCAAATCAAATTGGCGAGGTAATTGTTCGAACTGTCGGTGGCTCTTTCTTAGACAAAAAAAACATCAAGTGGAAAAATATTGATGGTCAATGGATAGGAAAAAGAACAGTTTGGACTTATGATTTTACAGCGTGTTGGTTAGAAGAAACAACCCTTGACAGAATCAAGTCGTGGTGGTGCGGTAAATATGCCGACTACAACGAGGTGTTTATTAGAAATAAAATGTAACTTTGTAAAATGAAAAGCATACAATGTGTTAAGTAAAGTCGAAATAGATACATTTTTCACAACACACGACAAGCAAATTGACGTTATAATTTCGACCAATAAACACAAGTGCAACCTTCCAAATGTGGAAAGCATTAAAACAGACTTATATTTAATTTGCATTGAAAAAAAACACATCATAAAAGACCTGAGCCTAAGTTGGATAAAGCATTTAGCGAACACAGAATATCGTTGGAAAAACAGCCAATCGAATAAAATAAACACTATATTTGCGAATGAACACGAACTGAGTGCAGACATCGAAAGCGATGAGTACTGCGAAGATGAACAGAATTTAGAGTTTTCACTGGCTAAATACTTACTACAAGCAAAGCCATCTGAGAAACTATTTTATGATTTATACGTTAACAAAGGAATACGAACTGTGCGAGGTGTGGCAAAGTATTTGAACATATCACACAGAAGTGCATGGACTATTATAAACGATTTCAAAACTAAAATTAAGAATTATGAACGGTAAAGACAAAATGAAAAGAAAAGGCACACAAGTTGAGCCACAAGTCGAAGTGAAGGAAGTGCCAAAGGCAAAGCCAGCGCCAAAGAACAAAACAAAGTAGTATGCAGCTATCTGACTTAAAACCAAACCCGAACAACCCTCGAATTATCAAAGATGATAAGTTCAAGAAGTTGGTTAAGTCAATCGAGGAGTTCCCCGAAATGATGGCAAAGCGTCCGATTGTGTGCGTTACTGATGTGGATGGTAAGATATACCCACTTGGTGGTAATATGCGTTTAAAAGCGCTGCAAGAGTTGAAATACAAAGAAGTGCCTGATGAATGGGTGCAGATGGCAGATGAATGGACTGAGGAGCAGCGCAGGGAGTTTGTGATTAAAGATAACGTTGGCTTTGGTGAGTGGGATTGGGAGCAGTTAGCGAATGAATGGGATGCTGAGAAGTTGGAAGAATGGGGGTTGGAAGTTGGAGGGTTTGATTTAGATAGCGATGAATTAGGAACGGATTTTACTTTGCCAGACGGAGACAAAGCACCGTTTCAACAAATGACTTTTACGTTAGCAGATGAACAAGCGGAACAAATAAAAAATGCTATTTCAGATATTAAAGAAACGGAAGAGTATAAGTACACAGAAACAATGGGCAACGAAAACAGCAACGGAAATGCACTATATTTAATTATTATGCAATGGGCAGAGCAAAAGAAATAATAGTTAAAGTAATTCCATCTAAAATTGCAAATGAGTTTGTAAAAAAAAATCACTATTCAGGTAAGGTAGCGGCAACTGGATTGATATGTTTTGGAGCGTTTTTAGACAATAAAATAATAGGAGTTGCACAATGGGGAAGACCTATAAATAAATATTTGCATTTACACTTAATTGAAAATACAAAGTGGAATGATTTTTTAGAATTAAATAGATTAGTTTGTATTGATGACACACCAAAATATACAGAGAGTAGATTTATTAAAATATGTTTATTGTTAATTAAAAAAAATGCGCCACAAGTAAAATGGGTTATGAGTTTTGCAGATGCTACTCAATGCGGAGACGGCACAATTTATAGAGCAAGTGGTTTTGTATTGACAAACATAAACGATAGTAAGCAATTATATGAATTACCTAACGGAGACACTTTACATTTAATGGGTTTACAAGGTGGACAGCACGGAGCATTAAGAAAAAAAATGTTAGAGAGTGGTTATGGTAATGCTAAAAAATATATGGTTGAAGTTTTAAAAGGTAAGCCGTTAGTAGGTAAACAATTAAAATACATTTACCTAATAGATAAAACTTGCAAGATTACCGTTCCAATATTACCATTTAGTAAAATAGATGAAATGGGTGCAGGAATGTATAAAGGAAAAAAAGTATCTTTGCAAGAACGAAAAGAAATACAAGCGCAAGAAGTGTAATGGTTGCACGTTAAATATTCCAATTTAAAGGAGGGGTTCGATTCCACCTTTGCGCTCAAAATAAACAGCGATAAAACAGCGATGCCAAAACCTGAAAACATAATAGACAAGCAGTTCACAAAAGGACAAAGCGGAAACCCAAACGGGAGACCGAAAAAGATTGAAACAATTTTGAAGGAGCACTTTTTGGATGAGCACAACTTGAAGCTATCAAAGTCGCAAGTTGGTGACATTATAACCGTTATTTTAGGTAAGACCAAATCGCAGTTAGTTGAGATGGCAAAGAATGACGAGTTACCGTTTTGGATTAGCTTAATAGCGAAGAAAGCACAAAGAGACTTTGAGAAGGGCAGCATACATATTTTGGATGTTCTATTCGACAGAGTGTATGGCAAACCAAAAGAGGAAGTTACTCAGACTATTCAACAAGTTGAAATATTCAAAGGCATCGATTTAAGTGTTAAAGAAGACGACAGCACAGATTAAGATTGCAGCCCTTCGCAAACGTGTAAGGGTGGTGCAGGGTGGCTCGTCAAGTTCAAAGACGTTTTCAATTATTCCTTTGCTTATACACTACGCAAACAAACACCCGAATAAAGAAATAAGCATCGTTTCTGAAAGCATCCCACATTTAAGGCGTGGCGCTATTCGGGACTTCGTTAAGATTATGGAGTGGATAGGTTTGATGGATTATTCAGCATGGAATAAATCAACACTAACTTACAACTTTGCAAACGGTTCATTTATCGAGTTCTTTTCGGGAGACCAGCCCGACAAGATGCGAGGCGCAAGGCGTGATGTGTTATTCGTGAATGAGGCTAATAATATCAATTGGGAAACCTACTATCAGTTAGCAATCAGAACACGTGAATTTATCTATATTGACTACAATCCAACGAGCGAGTTTTGGGCGCACACCGAGTTAGTAAACCAAAAAGATACCGACTTTATTATACTTACATACAAGGATAACGAAGCCTTAGAAGCGTCGATTATTAACGAGTTTAAAAAAGCAGAGGTCAAAGCCAAAACAAGTGCGTATTGGGAGAATTGGGTTAAGGTTTATGTTTATGGCGAAATCGGTAGTTTGCAGGGCGTTGTGTTCAATAACTGGCATCAATGCGACTATGTACCCGAACACGCTAAATTGTTAGGATATGGATTAGACTACGGTTATAGAAACGACCCCACAGCATTGGTGGCTATTTGGTACGCTGACAATACATACTACTTAGATGAGTTGATATATCAAACTGGGCTGCTCAACAAAGAGATTAGCAACAAAATGAAGGCGCTGAATGTTGACCCATATCAGTCAATTATTGCTGATAGTGCCGAGCCAAAGTCAAACGCTGAATTACGAGTTGAAGGGTGGCGTATATTGGATGCGAAAAAAGGCGCTGATTCAGTTGTTTACGGTGTTTCAAAGATGCAGGAACTTGATTTGCGCGTAACTAAGCGAAGCCTTAATCTAATAAAAGAGTTCAGGAATTACACATGGGCTACGGATAGGGATGGCAACCCAATGAACAAGCCTATTGATGCTTATAACCATGCCATTGATGCGATACGTTACTACTTCCAAACGGTTACATACGCACCCGACACGCCTCGCATGATTTGGTAAACAAACCGAAATAAACTACGTTATAAGTATGGCTACAATTCAAGACGTATATCGAAGACAAGGCACAGCAACACGCATACTGAATCTTGAGTTAAAAAAAGAGATTGTGCGCCAAAATGCAGTTGATACGGGGAGGATGAGAAACGTGTCAAGGATAGTCAAGTTTAAATGGAACGAACAACAAGAGGGCATATCCTTTGAAATAGAAGATATTGACTCGACATTTTATTATCCGTTTGTTGAGGGAAAACCAGCGCGAAAGTGGAAAAATGCAACCGTACCGAGAAACATTACGGAGGCATTTACTCAGCGTGAAAAGGTAGTCGAGCAAATAGATAAGTTTATAGAAGTATTATTTGAGTATAGAATAGACCAACAATTTCAATAAAATGGCAGTTACATTAATCAGTTCACCAGAGGTATTTCATCCTGCGTACAATCAATCTTATTTCGTGTTTGATTCAGACGATTCAGCAGAAAACGGATTCAGATATGTCGTAGATGTCATTGTAAGTAGCGCAGTCGTGGCAACCTACAAGATACGTCCTTTGCCGAATACCTTATACGGTGAAGTTGACATCGCTAAGGTAGTTCAATCTTTGCTGAGTAAGGACTTTCAATTAGCAGACACATACAACGCAACGGGGCATTTCGTTAATTACACGCTTCAAATTGATGAAGAGTACTTTGTTAACCATCCTTTTGACTTGGCACTTGCTGCGAGTGGTGGTGTGTTGTTCACTTGGCCGAACTTTAACAACCTTACAATCAACCCTGATGGCGGTGTGAAAACACAACTTACAAGCGCAACGCTCCCACCGTTTGCAATTGGTGATGTGATTAACGTGCAGCAGGATGTTGTATTAAATTCAGCTATTGAGGGCGTGCATACGGTGTTGGATATTTATTTAGCGAGTGGCGTTTACTATATTGTTTTAGATTTACCTTGGGTTGGTGGTGGTATTATTGCAATGGAGGGAGTGTTGACTTATGCCAACGGACTTAAGGCACGGTTCACGGGGCTAACAACAACCCCGTTCACAGCGTTCAGAGGGGCGTTTGGCTTCGCTTCATTCCCTAACTATTTAGCATCCGACTACCTTATTGATGGGGCTACAAAGAAACTACTCACAACGCTTCCTGATGGTGTTCGTATATCGCGAAACACGATGACTAAGTTTGCGTGCAGGAAACCAAGCGCAGCCCGTTATGCGGTGTTTAATTTGGAAGGTGATTTGTATAGATTTCAAATCGCGAGTGGCACGGTGGTTAACTTTGATGCCATACCGACAAACGCGAATATAGAAGATTGGTGGAACGGTGCTGCATGGGTGGCAAACCCCGATGATGTGGATGCTGCTCTGGCTTTGTTGCCAAGTTATGAATTGACCCTCAGAACGTCTGCTTTGACAATCATGAGCCAAACAAGAGTGATAACGCTATACTCAGAGTGCGATTTCTTTGACAAATACGACATAACATTTATGGATAGGTTAGGTTCGTATATCACTATACCATTTTACAAAGCGGATTCAATTAGTGCCAGTGTGGAGCGTTCCGAATTGAATAGAAAACTGCCAAACGATTACAGTCTTTTGGATGCCGGTATGGATTCATACCACATTGAAGAAACGCTATCTTATACGGTTAACTCAGGGCAGTTGAGCCAAACCGAATACTACTACATGAGGGAGTTGTTAAGCACACCACAAGCGTTTGTCAGCATAAACGGAGCGCCACAACAACGCATCATTATAACATCGAGCAACTTTGATTTGCTTAGACAAAGAACGTCAAAGCAACGTAACTTAGCGATTCAGTTTAAAATGAGTACTCAAGACGAAATAAACGGATAGATGACACGAATACAATTAGCAACGGGCTTTCTTGAGGTGGATGTTGACTTCCCTATTACGGTGTCATTTAATGACATTCTGAAACGTGGGCAAAGGTCTGGCGGTTTCAGTCAATCCATCGAGGTGCAGGGCAACGCTAACAACCAAACTTTGTTAGGGTTGTATTTCGATGTGGACTTGGAAAACGACACTTTCAATAGAAACGTCAAAACAGAATGTAGCATAATTCAGAACGATGTTGAGGTGTTTAATGGCTTCATTCAACTTTTGGAGATTAAGCGAATAAACAAAGGGCGTTCCAACAACGAGCAAAAGATTACATACAGCGTATTCGTATTCGACGAGGTGGCTAATTTCTTTAACGCGATGGCTGATTTTGAGTTAACCGATTTGAGCTTCCCCGAATATACCCATACATTTAACCGTGCTGAAATTATAGCTTCATGGCAGGACGGTCAAGAAGGGTATTGCTACCCACCATTCGCCAAACAAGACAATGTTTATACGCTGAGAGATTTTAAACCTGCTTTGTTTGAGTACGAATATTTTAAAAAGATTTTTGCTGTGCATGGTTACACGTTTGAGTTCGACCAATACGATGAGCCGACCTTGCGCATGGATAGGCGGATAGTGCCCTACAATGGCAAAGGGCAAAACCCACAACTTTCAGCGGTGCTACAAAACCAATATAAGGTGGTAGGTGAGCAGGAAACATACGATGAGTTGATTGCTCAGACGATGCCTTACGGATTTTTGCCAAGACCCGATGCGATGTTGGCAAGTGTGATGCAAAGTTATGCAGCAACACAGCCCGAAATTGAACTAACGGAAATCCAAGACACTCAAAACCAATACAACGGAACTACTTTTTTACTCGAAAACTTAGCAGGTGAGCAGAGAACATGGACGTTCCTGAGTAGGTACAATGTAACCACGCGAGTAAGGGCTTACGATGATACAAATACTTTGGTTAACAACTGGCAAAACAACTTAGCGTCTGGAGTGAACCGAGTTGATATTATTGTTTCTTTGGTGATTCAAAGCACAACGGATGCCAATAAAAGACTTGTTTTGGACGTTGGCAGCCCTATTGATTCATGGGGCAATCAATCCTTTGTTGGTGGTGCAGGTTCATGGGTTAACTTAGGCACAGCGAGTATTGCAAGTGTCGGCAACTTAGGGTTGTTCGACCAAGGCGAAGAGGTGAGAATCACGCCTTTGATATTTGCCCGTGCGTTTACCAATACAGGAGAAGAAACAACCAATCAACCAATATTCACAGTGTCACCATTTGGCACACCAATAATACCATACACAAATCAATTAGGCTATCGTATCTGGGATGGCACAGACAACCTACGCTTGGAGTTCGATATTGAAATAAACGATTTGTCATTTGAGGCAATACCAAACATCGAGGAATTGATAAGCGGCTCGGTTGTGGATATTTCTGCGTTTATACCTCAGAAGATTAAACAAAAAGATTTCATTAGTACAATCATAAAGACGTATAATTTATTATTAGAGCCCGACCCCACCAACGAACAAAACATCATAATTAGCACAAGGGATGCCTACTTAGATGCTGGTGTTGAGTGGGATTGGACTGCTAAATTAGCGCAGGATATTGAGAACAATATCACCTTCCTGAGCAACGATATTAACAGAGTGCAGGTCTATACATACAAAGAAGATAAAGACACTTTAAACACAGCATACCAAACGCAAATTAAAGAGGTGTACGGTGAAGCGCAATTGACCTTAGACAACCAATACAAACGTGGTGAAGACGTGAATCAACTTATCTATTCGCCAACGCCAAACATAATGAGTGGCATCAATATCACTTTGCCATCGATTAACGGAATAGACCCTGACATGAATCCAAGGGTGTTATTGAATAACGGTTTAGTGACGTGCAGCACAATGATGTTATATGATTCGTTGCTACCTGACACAACTGCTCAGAACGTAGTTGAAACGTTGCACACGTCAATGTTCGACAATGACCAACAACCGAATTTTAGTATCTGTTTTGATTCGCCAAAGTACTTATTTCATCCTACTCAGCAAGGGCAAACAACAAACTACCTTTATTTCCTGCATCATAAAAGAGAGGTTACAAACCTAAACAACGGTAAAATGTTTGTCGGTTATTTCGACCTTACTGAGGTGGATTTCCAAAGGGTTGCAAGGCAGTTAAATTGGAAGATTTGGATTAAGGATAACGGATGGTTTTACATCAACAAAGTAGATAAATACAACGCAGGAAAGCGCACACTTACACGGGTTGAACTTATCACCTTAGACGATGAAAGCGACCTGAAACTACCCACCGTGATAGGTACAGGAACGCTACCGAATAGCACTATTGTAACGAATGATTTTTTACTACAAGTGAATCAAAGCACGAATATAATCATGTCGCCAAACACACGAATACAAGGCGGTTATAATTTCGTGACGATGCCAGATGTAACCATCATGGGAAATAGAAATACGGTGCTATCTCCAAACGTCCGAGTGATGGGCAATAATAACCGATGCGAAGCAGGGGCGGATGGGTCGATTGTGTTAAGTGATGATGCAATCGTTTCTCAGCGCAGCACGGTTGTAGGTAATCGGAATGTGAATCAAGATGTCATAACCTTAGATTTAGAATCCACACTTACGATTACGTTTGTGGCAGCGTTTGATTTCATTATCGAATCGGTTACATTTTTAACAACAGCCACAACTGAAACAATAGAAGTGAATGGAAACCCTTATACATTTGGCGTTAAAATTATAACAGGGCAAATGGTTGAGGTTACCGTATTAGCCAACACTACAATCAATCTAAACATATACCGATGAGCGAACAAAGAGTAATATCTTATAAAATAGAAGTTGACGATGCACCCGTAAAGTCATTAAAGCAGCAACTTCGCGAGGCAACATTAGAAGCGCAACGATTAGCCACAGCCGAGATAGTTGACGAGAAGGCGCTACAAGCAGCGATTCAAAAGACCGCTGAGTTAAAAGACCAAATGATGGACGTTAACGAGCAGGTAACGGAACTTGCAGCAGGTTCACCATTTGAGAAAATGAAAAACAGCATCGGTGGGGTGCAAGGCGCTTTGATGAATTTGGACTTTGACAAGGCAGCAACGTCCGCTAAGGCTTTGACAAATACCATAACCAATTTGAACCCAGCAGCGATGGCTTCACAGTTTGCTGCATTTGGTGGTGTGATTATGCAGTTAGGCAGGGCAGTGGGTATGCTGACAATCAAGTTCGTTCAGATGGGTATTGCCTTGCTGGCGAATCCTATATTCTTATTGGTGGCTGCGATTGTGGCTATTGTGGCAGCGGTTGTGATATTTTTACATAAGATAGGGGTACTTCAAAAGATACTCGATGTATTGATGTTGCCCATTAATATGCTTATTGATGGATTCTATGCCCTTACAGATGCGATTGGGATAACGTCGAAGGCTGCCGAAGAGGAAGCTGAAAAGATTAAAACAGCATATGAAGAATCATCCAAAGCAATAGATGAAAGAGGTAAAATATTAGAGGCTCAGGTCGGGAATGAATTAGAATTGCTGAAAGCGCGAAGCACGGGAACGGAAGAGGATTTAGAGAAGATTAGGAAAAAGGAAGAGCAACTTTTATTCGTTAAGCAGAAGGGCGCTCAGGATAGTTTGAAATTGGCGCAAAGCACGTTAGACCAAATGAAAAACAACTCCGAAATAACGGAGGAGGAATTAGAAAAGCAGCGGTTAATAGTCCTTGATTTGCAGTTAGCATACGACAAAGCAAAGACCGCATCACTATCTTATTTCGCTCAGCGTATTGCAGACGCATCAAAAGCAAAGACTGAAGCCGATGAGAAGGCAGCCGAGTTGGATAAAAAGAATAGCGAAGAGGCGGCAGCCAACGCGAAACGAGCAAGAGAAGAATCAAAAAGACGAGCAGAAGAAGAAGCGAAGCTATTAATTGAGCGCAAAAGATTCTTAAAGGATATCGAGTTAAATGCAATTGAAGATGACCGGCAAAGGGAGTTAGCAATATCTCAGGAGAAACTGAAACGCGAACAAGAGGATTTGATGAACACCGTGAATTGGATGCGTTATTCAAAGGAGCAACAAGAGCAAATCACAAAGGACTTTCAGAATAGAGAAGCGCAGTTGATTGTTGATTTCAACACGCAGACGGGTGTCATAGCCAAAGCGAAAATGGCAACTGATTTGGCGCTGGCAAAAGAGAAAGCAGCCAAAGAAAAAGAAGATTTAGAGCAGCAGCGCAGAAGTTTGTTTGACTTGGAGATGCAATATCAACAAGCCATATTGGATGAGAATGATTTTGCTACTAAAAACGCTTTGCTCCAAGCACAATACGATGAAGAGTTAAGGTTGCTAAAACAGTCTTTGGATGACAAAGAGTTGAGCCAAGAGGAATATAATGCGAAGATTAAACTATTAGATGCAAATTTAGCCACAAGCAAAAAAGAAAACACGGATAAAGAAACGCAGCAGGAAAAAGATTTACGTGACAAAAAGATAGAAATGGCGTTTGCTGCTTCAAGTGCTATCATGGGGCTTATGAATGCCTTATCTAAAGACAATGAGGCAAACGCTCGCAGGATGTTTAAAATAAACAAAGCGTATCAGATAGGGCAAGCGGTGGCGAATACTGCCTTAGCGGTTACGGGTGCGTTAACTGCTGGAGGTAACCCAATGAAGTTAGCAACGGGCGCTCAGTTCATTGAAGCGGGTATTGTTGCTGTCAATGGCGCGGCTCAAATAGCAACGATTGCAAAGACTAAATTTGAGGGAGGCGGTAGCACACCACCATCGAATATAACGGGCGGTTCAATGTCTACACCATCAATGGGGCAACCCCAACAAACACCTCAGATAAATATGTTTGAAAACAACCAAAACAACCAACCAATGAGCGGTGTGAATAAGGTGTCTGTTGTGGATTATACGGATATACAAAACACAGGCAACCGCGTTGCTATGTTGCAAAATGCAGTATCTTTGGGCTAAAATTAAGACTATGATTAAGTACGTTAAAGGAAATCAAGAATATAAGTTGAAGAATTTACCAAAGGAAATTACGCTTTTGGAGATGTCAAAAGTTGCCATAATCTTAAAAGATGGCACTACCTTAGACAAGGTCGATACCTATTTAAAAGTAATTGATATTTTGGGCGATAAGGGCTTATCGGATGTAATTTCGTTTACCAATATTCAACAATTTGCCGACAACTTTCAAAAGGAAGCACCGAAAAAAATCAAGAAAACAATCGAGGTGAACGGGCGTAAATACGTATACAATCCTGAGCCAAGCGCACGTGCGGTGTCATTGGTTGAAAAGAACATCACGAACAATAACGGTTTGGTGTATCTGTTTGCGATTGCTTATGAAGATGAGCAGTTAACAATCAAAGAACACAACGACCCTGCGCACATTAAGCACAAGGTTGATTTATTCGGCTCAAATGTCATGGCGGACGTATCGACCCCCGTATTGGTTAAGATGACCGATTTGTTTATTCAAAATACAAAGCAACTGAATGAAGGTGTGGCAGTGGAAGCAAATCAATAAGGCTATTGCTGAGGGGTTTATTTCGCGCATGATTCTATTCGTTTCTATCTTAACGGAAACACCCGAAGAGGAAATCGAAACTTTGCCATCGAGTGAACTAATTAAGCGGTTCAAAACGATTCAGCATTTAGGACAAGTGAATGACAATAACAAAGACGTTATTGATTTGGGTATTGAACTGAGTTTTATTCCGTTTAAACAACTCACATTCGGACAGTTCATTGATTTGGAAACGATGGTATCTGAAGATTGGGAGGGCAATTTCTGCAAGATAGTCGCATCAATTTACCTACATTCTGAGGGCGGTGGATTGTATGAAACGAAGCCCGAACCATACGAACATATAAATGTTTCACACCGTGCTGAACTAATTGAAGAGTGTGAAATATCGGATGTTTACGGTGCAGTGCAAAAGTACCTTAAATGGCGTCAAACATTCTTTAATTCTTACGAACTATTTGCTGACCCGTTTGAGGGTATGGATGAAAGCAACGAAGAGGACAAGCAAGTTATTGAGCAAGAAAAGAAACGCTTGCAGAATAGTGGCGACCAATGGATGAACATTCTAAATACTTTGACCGATAACGATGTAACCAAGTTTGAGGACGTACTTAGAATGAATGTTTACCTGGTGTTTAATCAATTGACGCATTTGAAATCTGTAACAAAAAACAGTCTTTCTACGTTATAAGCGTGGAGCAGATTGCAGAATATTACGTTACCCTAAAACCAACGCACGACAAAGGCAGAAATGCCGATGGTATGCACCATATCGCGTTTGTTGAAGACCCTGCAATTGAAGAGATAGGCATATACCTAAACGCGCATGATTCGCGCATTGTAGCGGACGAAGATATCCAAAAGAAAATTTTAGAATACTTAAAATCATGCGGTCAAGAAGTGCCATCACATTGGCGCGAAGTTACCGACGAAGAGTATCTAGCAGCACGTGAAATTGAACTAACTACAGACCCTACAAGCCGCGAATCTTATAATGATTTACCAGACCCTAAAGGTGGCGGTCAATGGCTTGTCAGGTATAAATATTTCGGACCAAGAGACGATAGAAACAGAACATTCTGCGCTGAGGTGTTATCGTTAGCACGTATCTATACCGAAGAGGAAATACAAAACGGTTTATTCAATCCTGAGTTCGGCAACTATTCAATATTTGATTACAAAGGTTCGTATGGATGCCGACACGTTTGGAAGCGCCAAATCTATTATGAAGACTACGAAGATGATGAAGTTCGCAAGGTTGGTTTTGTGCCCCGTGTTGTTTCACGTTTAGATGACACCGATGCAACAACATTAAATGCGTATTTGTCTAAGGATGAAAAGATGCAGGTGGTTGCTCCGTTGCTTATTCCTGAAAAGAAAGTATTTCGCAATGATGAACTTGGGAGATACTATATGATATTTTCCAAAGAAACGATTACTGAACTTCGCGAAATTGCCCACAACAAAGGTATCTTGATGAGCAAAAACTTATTTAAAGACACCCACGATGGAGGCGTAGCACCAAGCTACATATTGGACGAGTGGCAAACCGAATCTGAAGATGACAAGGCATATACTGAGTATGGGTTTAACATACAACGATGCCCCGTTGGCACTTGGATGGTGATGAGCCAAATCACAGACAAGGAGTATTGGAAAAAAGAAATTAAAATAAATAAGAAACACGCGTATTCAATCGAGGCGCTTATCAATTTATCAATCATAAAAATGCAGAAAATGGCAGAAACACAAAAAGTTGTTTTACCTGATGGCGAGCACTTAATCAATGGCACAATTTACGTTGTGGAAGGTGGTGAAGTTGTATCGACTAAAGAGGTAACAGAACAACAAGAAGAGGTCATTGAGGAGGTTGCTGAAAAAGCAGTTGAAACAATGACAGTGCACACAGAGGTGAAACCCGAAGAGCAGATGTCTGTTCACACGGAAGAGCCTAAGCCCGTAACAGAGATGGAAGCGGTAGTACCAACACCCGAAGCACCAGCGGAGGACGAAAGAGTGAGTAAATTAGAATCTCAGATGGGGGAAATGGTTACGGAGATTGCAACGCTTAGAGCGATGATTGAAACACCAGCACCCGTTGAAGATGTTGAAGTACAAATGAGTGGTTCATTGTGGCGTTCAATTGCTGCTTTGAGAAGTAAAAAGTAAAAACTAAAAACACATAAAAAATGAAAAATAACGAAACCGTTACATTCAACTTTGGTGAGAAGTCAATCTCACTATCTGCAAACGACTTCATGAATGGAGTTGCTTCAACTGAGGGCGTAAATGCCAATTTGGCAATGACCGTTGATGCCTCAGCAAACTACGCTACAAACGCGCAGGAATATTTTACACGTGCAATGATTGGCGACGAGGCAAGCCGCACAAACTTTCGTCAATTGCTTGGTGTTAAAGACCGCGTAAAATTAGGTGGTGTAACTACTACGGGTATCAATATCAAACCTTATGCGGCTGTATTCAACCCTGACAACACAACTGTTGTTCAAAAAGAGTACGTTGTGCAGCCTTTGATGTGGGGAACGAAGTTCGATGTTCGTTCATTGGAGATTGCTTTCATGTCTGACCAACTTGCAAAAGGGTCAAACAACTTTAGCGACCAATTCGCGTTCATGACTTTCTTTTATGCGGAAGTTGAAAGACGCATCCAAGAAGATATGGAATTGTTGACGTTCCAAGGCGTTTTGGCTACGGATGGCGTTGATGGTTTGGAAACATTGTTGGCAGTTGATGGTAACGTATTGTTTCCAACAGCAGGCAACGGAGGTGTAGCTTCGGCTGTAACGTCTGCAAACGTAATCGCAAAACTTACACAAGCAAGAAACGTTGTACCAAAGGCAATTCGTAAGCGCTCAGATTTCGTTTATATCGTTTCACAAAACGTTTATGATGCTTTGGCGGATATCGTTGCTGAAAACAAAGCAAGTGGTTTGTACTATTTAGAAGGTGAAACAATGCGTTTTCAAGGTCGTCAAGTTTACCTTGCCGATGGTGCATCTGACAACACAATCATTTGTACGTATTGGGAAAACTTGGTTAACGTTATGGACTTGATGTCTGACGAGGTTGGATTCAACACAGTTGACTTCATGGGTACTACATTGGAGCGTTCAATTGGTATTCGTGCAGACTTCAAGTTCCAACCATCGTATGTTAATTCAAACGAAATCTACTTGCACACATTTTAATTGATTGAGGGGAGTTGAAATACACTCCCCTTCATTTATTCACTTTTAAAAATTAAAAATTATGCCAGTATGTAGTAATATAGTAGGTATTCCAAAGGACTGCGGAGACAACAATCAAGGCTCAATTAAACGTGCTGCGTTGTTGGACTACGAAGATTTGGTATCCGTAACCTTAACAACGGGAGGCACAGCCGACACCGATAACATTGCGAGCGCGATTTCAATTGAAGTTGGTTCTCAATTTGAGGAGTTTTATTTTCCAAAAGATACAAGCTCATTCAACCAAGAATTGGTGCAAGATTTGGCAGCAGACACGCATGGATTTAGCCAAACTTTGACGCTTGGTTTCAGACGAATCGACACACGCAAAAGAAACGCTATCAGTTTACTTTGTGCAGGGCGACGCGATTTGATTGCTTTGGTTGAAGATTGGAATGGTGATTGGTGGTTGCTTGGACGCGAGCAAGGTCTTCGCGTAACTGCAAGCACGATGAATACTCAGGAAGGACGCACAGCAGGACAGTTAGCCCCTATCACTTTGACGGGTGAATATGAGCCGACTATGTTGGTGAAAGTTCAAACAGCGGTTGCCGAGGCGTTTGTATCGTAAGGTTCAAAATTAAAAAAATAAAGAGGGAGTGTAACAACTCCCTTTTTTTTTACGTTATAAGTATGAGTAATTTCGTGATAAGAAAAAATCAAGTTAACAACATTCCTTTGACGCTTCGTGAGCGCTCTCAGTTAGTCAATCCTTACTACCTTATTGTGTTTGAAAATAACTTTAGTACAAGCAATGTATTGAAGTATGCAAGCGTGTTAAACCAAGCACCATCGAATATTCGTTATGATTTGGTAGTGATTGAAGAAACAGCCAGCCCCGATGCTTTGCTTGGTGAGGTTCGTATGTTGGTTGGCGAATGGTCGTATAAGGTATATGAAAGCGTGAATCAAACTTTGGATGTTGCTGAAACAACGGGGCGTATTTTGCAGCATGGATTAGTAATCGTAATTGAAGATTAAGATGGAAATATTTGGATTAAATATAAGTTTAGGCAAGGCAAAAGAAACGCCAGCATTAACTGAGCAAAAGGACTTTCACGGTTTTCGTGCGGTGAATACTGAGGGCTTGGATTTGAGCAAGCCTTTTGTTGACGATTATAATAGTCGTTCATTGCGATTCGTGGAGTTTGGTGAATCTAATCTTTACCCTCAGATTTTGAATCAGTTGTATGTGAGTAGTCCGATGCACCAAGCGTGTTGCAACTTCAAGAAATATGCGCTTTGTGGTGATGGGTATGAGTGGGTTGGTTATGACGATTTGACGATGCCTGAGAAGATACAAATTGAGCAGTTTGAAATAATGTCCGGTCTGAAAAAAGGACTTGATAAAATCACCTTAGATTGGATTAAACACGGGCGTATAATTGCCTTAGTTCGCTTCGACAAAGAAAACAATAAGTACACGCATTTCCGTATTGTTGACCCTGAGTACATTCGTAATTCACGAACGGATTGGATGTCTGATTTACCTGCTTTGTACTACTACTCAAGAGATTGGGCTGTTCGTCAAATAGGCATACAATTTTCACACATCGCACCAAAGAATTGGGATGAATGGCAAGTGATGGAGTTGAAAAACGAGGTGGGCGGATTCAGGTCGTATGGAATGCCTGACTGGGCTGCGAGTGCGAATTGGCAGGTGGTGAGTGCTGACTTGGGACTACTTCATAAGTCAGCTATTGAGAACGGAATACAGCCGAGTATTATTTGGAAGATACCATATGTGATGTCACCTGATGAGCGCAGCGCATGGGAGGTTAACGCAAGGCATTCGGGTAAGGGCGCAAAGAATTACGGACGTGCTATTAAATTAGAAGCACCATCAAAAGACCAATTGCCTGAGATTGACGTGGTAAACACAACCGACAATCATGCGTTATTTGAGCAGACAAGCAAAGAGCAAAAAGAAGAGATTGCGATTAGTCACGGTATTAACCCTGCTTTGATGGGTGTGCGTATTGCAGGCAGTTTAGGGCAAAGCGAGGAGATTGAATTTTCAGCAAAGCAGTTTAAAAGAATTTGGTTAAATTCAAACCGTAAAAGAGTTGAGGATTTCCTTAATGAATTAGCAAAAACTTGTGGAATTAAAGCACGTTTGAATATCAAAGAAACTGAGTTGATTGACTTCGCGATGGAGCAGCCAAAAACAAGCGAACCACAAGCACAAACAGAACAGCTGCAAAACCAATCAAACGATGCTTTGCGAGGGCTTACAGCTAAAGAAAACATGGATATGATGCGTATTATAAGAGACTATGCAAAAGGCAAACTTGCAGAACCTTTGGCACGTACACGTTTGGCAGCGTATGGCATTGATTCAGACACTATAACCGAAATACTTACGACATGATTTACTACGTAACAGAAGATTTCCTAAAGAATAAAACGCCCATCACACAAAATGTGAGTGCAAAAGACTTAGCGCCATTCATTGAGATGACCGTTAAAACCTACGTTCAGCCGATTTTGGGGTATAATTTTAACCGTGAATTATTAGAGAAATTCAACGATGAAACTTTGAGCGTAATCGAAACGGAGTTGGTTGAGTTCATTCAATTCGTGACTGCTTTTTATGCGGTTTACGATGCGATTCCAAGCCTTACGTTTAGGATTTCAAACAAAGGGATACAGTCCCAGTTTGGAGATTATCAGAACTCTGAGGGCGTGGCAACGGTTACATATTTGCAAAACAATATGTTGAAGTTTGCAAAGGTTCACGAGAGTAATTTGAGGGCGTTTTTGGATTTGAATAGAAACGCTTTCCCTACCTACTTAGCTGAGATTAATAAGGATATTGAAGCGCCCGACCAAGGCACAACACGAACCGATACAACATGGCTATAAATACACTAATCACATTAAGAGATGCTTTACAAGCGTTTGCCGATGGACACGGTCAAATCCAACGTATCTACTTTGGAGCGGATGACAAACGCGCTCCTTTGCTTACTGATGCTGAGTTGTTTCCTGCTTTGTATGTTGCGCCCATTGATGTAGTAGTAGGTCAGGCACACAACACGCATAGACTTCGCATTTACGTTTATGAGCGTTTAGATTCGGGCGCTTCCGATGAATGGGAAAACGCCAACGATACATCGTTAATTTTGCGCGATATTCGGGTGTGGTGGAACGCTTACGGAATAGATGACATATTAATTAGCGAAGACCCAACGGGGCAGTTTAAAACCGATTCTGAACTTGATAACTTAGTGGGCTATTTTTCTGAGTTTCTTTTCGAGATTCCTTCGCATGGACGTTGTGACGTTCCTGTGAGCATTGCACCAATACCACCACCAACGTGTGAAGATGCTTCGTATATTGTCGAATACGCCAATGGCGACCCAATTGAAAGCGGTACTATTCCAAGCGGTGGAAGTGAAACTATTGTAGTTCCGAATTGCCCAGCAGTTGACCCTTCTGATGTGTTTATAAACGGTGTTGAAATAGGCACGACCACCAACGGTGAGCAGTTTGATATAACAGTCGAACAAGGCGGTGTTGAGGTAGGTTCGTTTGTGGGTGGTGTTTGGGTTGTGCCTGAGTGCTCTCCATGTGATGACGCTTCGTTTACACTTGTCAATACAGATGCAACGGTGTTGGATTCAGGCACGATTCCAAGCGGTGGAAGCCAAACAATTACAGCACCAGATGCCGATATTAGTTTAAACGGTGTTGCATTTCCTAGTATTCCAAGCGGTGGCAGTGATAACATCGAGGTCAGACGAGCTACGGGCAGCACGCAGGTAGGTTCAAAGCAAGGGCAATTTTGGCGAATAGCGAACACAACGGTACAACTTCGTGATTCAGCAAATAACAATATAGGCTCAGCACATTCGTATGCAGCCGAAACATCACACAATTTAACTGCTCCCGATGGAACGGTTACCATCAGGCGCGATGGGGTGTTTTACGCTACTCAGGCCGTGCGGTCAAATGGCAGCGAAACGGTCAATGTTATTAGTGCAGTAACCACACCAAAGGGGCGGATGCCTTTAAAGACATGGCAAACAACGCCACAAGGTAGTGGAACGGATGGCGACTTAGAACAAGGTTATGGGGTGTCGCTTTTAGTGCTACCTTACAACAATCCTTTTGGCAATACAAACCGATTCACAGCACCCGATGGTTCACAGACATACACGGATGCGATTGCGTGTGATTGGTTAACATGGAATGAATCTACAAACACTGTTTTGATGGTGCATTTCGGTAGTGTTGCGGGTCAAGTATTGAGCCAAAACCGAAGCCTTGCAGATGGAATAACGTACATAAACGGGCTTACGGTTGGCGGGTATTCGGGTTGGAATATGATAAACAAGAACCAACTTTTATTTTTAACTGAGGATGAAGCGGGTTTTAATAGTTTGAATTATGCACCTTTCAATATTGGAGCTTTAAACATTCAAACAAATACAGCGTATTCAGCAACAAGTAGAGCAGTTAGAGAGGGAACGGGCAGATTGTCAGCATTAACAACAACAGCGCGCACCTTAGCGGTTAGAATAGGCACAGTATCAGGCACAGTAATATCTTAGACTTATGAAATATAAATTTGAAAATTATAACATCGAAATCATTGACCCTACAATCGTCAGGCTGCAATACACTGGCGAACACGGGTCGAAGGAAATTAGAACATTCGCAACATTGCAAACTCCCGACGGTTCGCGATTTGGTGGCATTGACTTAGGAGTGTTCGTTTATGCTGAGCCTTTCGAAGATGCTCAACTTATGGCGTGGGCTTTGGCTCAACTTGAAACTTACAGAGTAAAATGAAAGATATCCGCGAACTAATTTTGATTGGCGCTTCGGCTTTGTTTGTTGCATTAACGCCTATTCACGGGCTTATCTTAGTCATTAGTCTATTGGTTGGCTCAGATACGATATACGCTATCTACGCAACTGTTAAACTAAAAGGATGGGAAGCGTTTAGAAGCCACAAATTATACAATATTGTGCCTAAAACATTTGGCTACATGGGTGGTATAATCTTAGCGTTCATGATAGATAAATTCTTTTTTGAAGGCGAATTGAAAGAAGTGCCCTTTGCAGTTAGTAAGGTCATCACTGCGATTTGGTGTTATATCGAACTGAAGTCAATTGACGAAACGCGAATCAAGTTAGGGCATCAATCATTTATGACGCTTATGGCAAAGGCGTTTGCAAAGATTAAAGAGTTCAAAAAGAACATCCAAGATTTATGAAACAAGTGGTTAAAATTAGCCCGAACAAAGGGCGTGTATTAAGCCCGAAAGGAATCGTATTGCATCACACTGCAGGCAGTTACTCAGGCAGCGTGTCGTGGTGTTTGAATCCAAAATCAAGAGTAAGCTATCATGCCATCGTGAACCTTAACGGAGACATGACAATCTTAGTGCCTGACAACTCGCAAGCATGGGCAAACGGTGTTTCAAGTTTCAAAGCTAAAACCAATTGCAACGGGTTTATGCTTTCAATAGCGGTTTCTGGCGACACGTCAAAGCGTGAATTGACCGAAGAGGAAATTGAAGCAGTCGCTTTGTGGTGCGTGGATAAAATGAAGCAATACAACTTTGGTTTGGATATGGTTACAACGCATCGAGAAATCGCACCAAAACGAAAAACGGACGTAGATACACGTGCTGAGAAAGCCATCAAGGATAGGATATTTGAAATGATATAATGAAACAGTCGAAATTAGCAAAAGCGATTTGGCACTTCTATATAGAAATATACAAGGTTGCAACACCAAGTGTTGATTTCAATAATTTGGTAGACAAAGCACCCCTAAACAAATACGGTCAAAAAGAAATCGAGTTTAATTCGTATGAAGTGGATGGTGATTTATTTGATAAAATACTTCATGAAACTTGCAAAAATTTTAAATTGAATATTCGGGAGAAAAAAATGTTCATGTTTGAAGCCTATTTAGGAGCATCACCAAAAATCCAAAGAAATGAAAATCCGTAATATTTTAAAGGGTTACCAAGAAAAAGGCATGAATGTCATCAAGGTTCGATTGCATCAAGATGAGATTGATGTCATAAATAACCTTAGAACGCTTTGGAATGAATCTGTGCAGTCTGGAATCAATCCGCAAGAGGTTAAGCACGGGTGGATTAAGAACAAAACAAACAGCTTATTTTTAAAAAATCATTCATACAAAGAGCCTGAAACATTACAAATTGAAAAGACCTTTGAAAAGTTAATTGAGCAATTAAAAGACCACGCACCCCAATATCCTGACATTAAACGAAAGCAATCTACAAACGGTCATTTGTTTGTCATTTCGCCAGCCGATGTTCACATAGGTAAGCTATGCAGAGCGTTTGAAAGTGGCGAAGATTATAACAGTCAGATAGCTGTTCAAAGAGTAAAAGACGGGGTGCAAGGATTGCTCAACAAGGCAAGCGGTTTTGAAATCGACCAAATACTATTAGTTATTGGTAACGATATTTTGCACACGGACACCCCGAAAAGAACAACGACATCGGGAACTTCTCAAGACACGGATGGGATGTGGTTTGACAATTTCAATACAGCGGTCATGCTTTATGTGGATATAATCGAAACGCTCTTATCGGTTGCTGATGTTCATGTTGTTTACAACCCATCAAATCATGATTACATGAGTGGTTATTTTACTGCCCAACTAATTGAAGCGTATTTCCGAAACAACAAAAATATAACCTTTGATTGCAGCATAGCGCATCGAAAGTATTTTACCTACGCTTTAAATTTAATTGGAACTACTCATGGTGATGGTGCGAAGACAGACGATTTACCTAATTTGATGGCGCATGAATCACAGAACTGGAGTGTTTGCAAGCATAGGTACATATACACGGGTCATCTTCATCACAAGGTGAGCAAAGATTATTTGAGCGTGTGTGTTGAAACACTAAGAAGTCCAAGCGGCTCAGATAGTTGGCATCACAGAAACGGATATCAACACGCTCCAAAAGCAATTGAAGGGTTTTTGCATGACAAGTTACATGGTCAGATAGCCCGTTTTACTCATTTGTTTTAATTGCCTTAACTGCTTCGCGCACTATTTGGCTTCCGCTTACTTTGCGACCCTTCGCTAATGTTTCAATGCTTTCTATTGTTTCGGCATCAAGATAAAATAGTTTGTTTTGGCCGCCGATTAGAGTAGGTCTGATTTTCTTTTCCATGTTTTTTTTTGACAAAGATAAATTTTTTTTGTATATGTATTAATAAGTTATATATATTTGCACAAAAAATAATTAACAATGAACACAATTAGAACTAAATTCGGACTATCTTATAAGGTAGCAGAAACAGATGCTGAGATTCAGCACAAGATTAGCAACGCGACTACTTTTATTTATTTGACTTCGGCAAGTGGTGAGCGTATAATGTTAAACGTGGCGCAAATAGTACTCTTATGATTCACCTAATAACACCAATCATTTTCAACTTCACAATCTTGCAAGCATCGTTTTACAACCCCGTACCCGAGCAATGTTGGGGCGACCCTACCATAACAGCATCAGGCGCGAAGATAGACTTAGACAACGTTCAACAATGGTGCGCTTTAAGTCGCGATTTGTTGGAGCGTTGGGGCGGTCAGTATGCCTATGGCGATACTTTGACACTATGGACGTTGCAAGGCGTGGAGAAATGGGTTGTAAGGGATTGCATGAACGCACGATTCACGAAAAAAATAGACTTCCTTATGCCCGTTGGGAGTAGAAAAAACGGGCGATTTGCATTAATAATAAAATAGAATGAAATGGGAAAGACTGATTTATTTGGAAATGAAATAAAAGAAGAATTGAGTTTAGCTGATAAATATTTACTATGCCCAACAACAGTATTGAGTAAACGCGACCCAAAATGGTCAGAGTTAAAAAGGAAGTGGTTAAAATTAGGAATAAAATCCGAATTAGGAAGGATTGAAAAAATAAATAAAGAATTAAGAGGTTCATATAAAGATAATTATCCTTATATGGATAGATTTAAATACGAAGCGGTTGGTGTTGGAAATACATTTTCAATTTTTGACCCTGTTTTATGTGAAATAATATATAAATGGTTTTGTCCTGATAACGGATTAATACTTGACCCATTTGCTGGTGGCTCAGTTCGTGGAATTGTAGCAAATTACTTAGGGTATAAATACACTGGCATTGAATTAAGAGAAGAACAATGTATAAGTAATAGAGAACAATCTGTAAACATACTTGAAGTAAATAATCAACCACAATGGTATTGCGGAGATAGTGAACAAGTATTAGATGCTAAATGGAATATTGAATTTGATTTATTGTTTAGCTGTCCACCTTATATGAATTTAGAAGTTTACAGCGATTTGCCCGAAGACCTTAGTAATATGAATGATGATGCATTTATTACTAAATACAATTCAATAATTGATAAGAGTTGTAAACTTGTTAAGCGTGGCGGATATGCTGTATTTGTTGTTGGGGATTTGAGGGATAACAAAGGTTATCAGAAGGATTTTACAGGAATAACCAAACAAGCATTTATAAGAGCAGGAATGAAGTTGTACAATGAATTAATATTGGTTGAACCTGTTGGTTCTAAGGCAATGACATTAGAACGTGGGTTCAAGAACGGTAAACTTGCAAAAGTTCATCAGAATGTTTACATATTCAAAAAACCATGAGTAATAAAATAGACTTCCTTATGCCCGTTGGGAAAAGAAAAAACGGGCGATTTGCTTTAATTTTAAACAAAACAATATGAAAACAATCCTAATTTCCCTCGCAACGTTGACTTTGTTTTCCTGCGACCCCGTAAAAAAACACCAGCGACTTGTTAAGCGTTATCCATACGTTCACACGTCTGAAATCACAACCGTTCACGACACGTTTGAGGTGATAGTCCCACAAGTTAAAGTTGACACCGTTACAAGCGTTAATTTCGACACGGTAATAATTGAGCGCGATAGGCTTCGCGTTCAGCTTGTAAGGGTGCATGATTCAATCTTCGTGGATGCTGAGTGCAAAGCCGACACGATTACTGTAACACGGACAATTGAAGTGCCTACCTATGCGAGTGAAAAGCCTCGCAGCAATTGGTTTGGCAAATTAATTTCGTTTGCTTGGATAGTATTCTTTTTTGTTTTGTTGTATTTTGTTTGGAGGGGTGCAAGAAAGTAGTATCTTTGCATCACTTGTTTTTTTGATTAGGTTTGTTGAAGGCGCTCAGAAATGGGCGCTTTTTTTGTTTCTGCAAAAAAAAATAAAATATTTTTGTTAAAATGTATTTCGTATATATATATGTATTACTTTTACACCATCAAACAAAACGAAAAAATAAAGATTATGAAAAATTTAGAAGTAGCAAAAAACTGGAACAAGTTGTCAAACTCTGACAAATTACAAATCATTGAAACGGCAATTGATATGTGCAACACAAATGAAGGCTTTTTAATGCTTCGTTTGTGGTCAAAAGACAACTCATTGAGCGCTTATATCACAACAAAATTAGACAATCATCTTTGCGTTGAGGCTGTGTCTCAAAGCACTTTGTTTGATTTGTTTGGTGAAGACCACGATTTTCAAGAAGAGGACGCTGTTGTGATTTTAAAATGGATGAACGAGCAAATATAAAAACCAACAGGGGGGTGCGCATCCGTAACGCACGAAAAAACAAGTAATTATGAAAGCAAACAAGTACACTTCGCCAGAAGAAAAAAACATCAACTTATCTATTAACATCGCACTGATGGAGGTTGCAAACATTCTATCAGATAGGAGCATCGAATTAGCACGTTATCCAACGGATGCGGCCATTCAAAAAATAAAAACGCATACTGAAATTATTGAACTTTTAAAAACTAAAATGAAATGAGAACACCAACACACGTAATCACATCGCAAGGTCAGTACTTTGGCGAAGTAGGTCACATAATCGCAGGGTCTAACAACCTTGTGAAAGTGACGTTTTTAATCCACAAAACAAAAAAGCCCGTTTTTATTCGACGTGAGGCGCTTTTACCGTTAAATCCATGTGACACTACTACTCAGGAAGTGAACGTCGCGCAAATCGAATCTGAGGCGGTTTACAAAGCGTTTATGGAAGTTATAAACGAACTTGCAGCCGAAAGCAAAACTTTGGAGCAATACAAAAACGTCGCAGCGGTTCACTATGTTAAGGGCATAACCTTAGCCATTCAGCACATGAGTTCAAAAATCGCATTTAAAAACTACGAGCCATGCAAAAATTAGAGATTTGGATTACAGAACTTTCGTGGAAATTCTATTGCGTGAAAGTTGATGGCGCGAAATTAGACCATGAGGATGTGATAAAACTATTTGGTGGGTGGAATCCTGCGTTTTGCTCAGAGCATGAAATCGCGCTTTACATACAAGACAAT